CCATTGCAACTGGTTTTGGCTTAGGCGCACTGGTGTTGGATGGGCTAATCGCATCTGCGGCGGCTGGGTGCTTGCACACTGTAGCCGGGGCTGCTACGCTTGCAAGGCCACACGGCAGCTATGACCTACAAAGACTTCCTAGACCAAAAGACACACGAAGGTGCGACACACGGGTTTGAGCCAGTGTTCATGCCGGATCAGTTGTTTGACTTTCAGCAGTCGCTGGTTGACTGGGCTGTCCGTAAGGGACGCGCGGCTATCTTTGCCGACTGCGGACTGGGCAAAACCGCCATGCAGCTGACATGGGCTGAGAACGTGGCACGTTACACCGGCAAGCCGGTACTGATCCTGACGCCGCTGGCGGTCGCTGCGCAGACCATCCGCGAGGGTGAGAAGTTCGGCATCGAGTGCCACCGCAGCGGTGATGGCGCGGTGCATGGCCGCATTGTCATCACCAACTATGAGCGACTGGAGCACTTCAAGCCTGGTGACTTCGCTGGTGTGGTGTGCGACGAGTCGAGCATCCTCAAGTCATTTGACGGCGCCCGTCGCAATGAGATCACCGACTTCATGCGCAAGGTGCCCTATCGGTTACTGGCAACGGCAACCGCTGCACCGAACGACTTTATCGAGCTTGGCACCAGCTCTGAGGCCCTTGGCTACATGGGCCATATGGACATGCTCGCTCGGTTCTTCAAGAACGACCAGAACAACCTGACCAGCCGGCGCATGTACGGCGAGGCGCCTAAGTGGCGGTTCAAGGGCCATGCCGAGATGCCGTTCTGGCGATGGGTGACAAGCTGGGCTAGGGCTTGCCGCAAACCATCAGACCTTGGCTTTGATGACGGCCGGTTTGTGCTGCCGGCATTGCATGAGCGCGATCACCTGATCGAGACGCAGACAGTGCCTGACGGGATGCTGTTCGCAATTCCTGCAACTGACCTGCGTGAGCAACGCGCAGAGAAAAAACGCACGGTTACCGAGCGGTGCGAGCAAGTTGCCAGCATGGTCGCCAGCACCGGCCAGAGTGCTCTGGTCTGGTGCCACCTCAATGAGGAGGGCGACTTGCTGGAGCGACTGATACCGGGTGCCATCCAGGTGTCTGGCAAAGACAAGGACGAGGTGAAAGAGCGGCGACTGATTGACTTTGCCGAGGGTCGCGCGCGGGTGCTGGTCACAAAGCCCAAGATCGGCGCGTGGGGGTTGAACTTCCAGGTCTGCAACCATGTGACCTACTTCCCATCGCACAGCTTTGAGCAGTACTACCAATCCGTCAGGCGTTGCTGGCGGTTTGGTCAGCAGCGCCCGGTCACTGTTGACATCGTGCTCACCGAAGGCGAGCGGCGGATCATGGAGAACCTGCACCGCAAACGAGTGCAGGCTGAGCAAATGTTCAGCAACCTAGTTGCTGAGATGAATCACTCGCTGGAGATCCAGCGCAAAGAGTACAACACCACACCGATTGAGGTTCCATCATGGCTGTGATCACCGACCGTTACGCCATCTACAACGGCGACTGCATTGAAGTGATGCAGGGATTGCCATCTGAGTCAATCCACTTCTCTATATACTCGCCACCATTTGCAGGTCTGTATGTCTACAGCTCAAACGAGCGTGACATCAGCAACTGCCGAGACTACGATCAGTTCATGGATCACTACGGCTATGTGGTCCGCGACCTGCATCGGCTGACGTTGCCAGGTCGGTTGACGGCTGTGCATTGCACTGACATACCAAGCGGCAACAGCGGCCAGGACTCGCTGCTGGACCTGCCCGGCAAGATCATCGCGCTCCATGAACAATGCGGCTGGCACTATGTGGCGCGCCACACGATTTGGAAAGAGCCGCTATGGGTCCGCAACCGCACCATGGTCAAGAACCTGGCGCACAAGACCATCGTTGATGATGCAGCCTATGCAGGTGTCGCATCAGCTGACTACCTACTGGTGTTCCGTCGCAGTGGCGCAAACAAGATACCGATTGCAAATCCAACCGGCTTGGATCACTATGCCGGCGAGTGCCCGATTCCTACAGATCTGCAACAATACCGAAATTGGAAAGGCAAGCAAACCGAGAATAGGTTCAGCCATTGGATCTGGCGCCGATATGCATCATCCATCTGGGATGACATCAACATGGGTCGGGTGCTGCCGTTCCGTGACTGCAAAGATCCAGACGACGAGAAGCATGTGCACCCGTTGCAACTTGACGTGATTGATCGCGCGGTTTGCTTGCGCACCAACCCAGGCGAGACAGTGCTGACGCCGTTCATGGGTGTCGGCAGTGAAGTGTACGGCGCTGTACAGCTTGGACGCCGCGGCATTGGCATTGAGCTGAAGGAGAGCTACTACAAACAAGCCATCAAGAATATGGAGATTGCCGTAGAGCAAACCAGGCAGCAAGACCAGCCGACGCTGATCGACCTTGATGAGTTTTGATCATGAACCTCCGCCCTTACCAACAACAACTCATCACCGACATCCGCCTGCAGTACCAGCTAGGGCACCACAGGGTCCTAGCAGTGCTGCCAACCGGTGGCGGCAAGACGGTGTGCTTCAGCTATATCGCCCAATCTGCCGCACGCAAGGGCAACCGCGTCTGCATCCTGGTGCATCGCGCTGAGCTGCTGGACCAGGCCAGCCGCAGCCTCACGGCTATGGGCGTGCCGCATGGCCGCATCGCAGCCGGACGCAGCATGGACCTAAGCCATGCGGTGCAGGTTGCCTCAGTCCAGACCCTGGCCCGCAGGCTGCACAAGCTGCCGGCTGGGTTCTTCCAATTGCTGGTGGTGGATGAGGCGCATCACACCAATGCCGGCCAGTGGGCAACGGTGCTGCAGCATTTCCACCAAGCACATGTCCTAGGCGTGACTGCCACGCCATGCCGAGGTGACGGCCGCGGCCTTGGTGACCACTACCAGGCCATGGTGCTCGGCCCGAGCGCTGCATGGTTGACCGACAATGGCTACCTCGCCAGTGCTCGTGTCTTGGCACCGCCGGGGTTCGACAGCACTGGGCTGCGTAAGCGCATGGGTGACTTTGACACCAAAGAGGCCGAGCAGCGCGTCACCACCATCATGGGTGACTGCTGCAGCCACTATCGCAAGCACCTGGCAGGCCAGACCGCGATCGCGTTCTGCTGCAGCGTGGCCCATGCCGAGGCAGTGGCCGCTCTGTTCATGAGCCAGGGCATCCCTGCCGCCAGCATTGACGGTACCATGACCACCGACCATCGCAGAGACCTACTGCAGGCACTCGGTACCGGTCGCATCAAGGTGCTTACATCGTGCTCACTTATTGGTGAAGGCGTAGACGTGCCAAGCGTCGGCGGGTGCATCCTGCTCAGACCAACGCAATCAGTCGGCCTGCACCTCCAGATGATCGGTCGATGCCTGAGACCAAGCCACGGCAAGACCGCTGTCGTGCTGGACCACGTCGGCAACACGCTCAGGCTCGGGCACCACCTTGAGGACCGCGACTGGAGCCTTGACGGCATCAAGAAGCGCGATGCCGACCGTGCGCCATCGGTCAAGGTATGCCCGGTGTGCTTTGCCACCAGCATGAGCGCCACGCAGGTGTGCCCTGACTGCGGGCATGTGTTCGCCCCGCAGGAAGCCAGGGAGTTGAAGGTGGTCGAGGGCGAGCTGCAGGAGCTGACCACACAGCAGCGCAAACGCGAGCAGGGCAGCGCGCAGACACTGCAACAGCTCATTGCGCTAGGTCAACAAAGAGGCTACAAAAGCCCAGTGGCGTGGGCAAAACATCTCATGGCCGCCCGTCAAGCCAAAGGACAATGGAGCAAAATCAAATGACAGCATCAACAACCAGCAAAAGAGGAACATGGAAGGCCTGCGCCTTTTATCTTTTGCCAGAAACAAAAAAACGATTAGATCATTATCTTTTAAGGCTCAAATTGGATGATCTTGAAAGCACTATAGATCAATCAGATATTGTTAATGAAGCATTGTTACTTTGGCTTGATTCAAAAGAAAATAGCGATTCTAAGGCTATTAAAAGCGCATCTGATGAAAATGAGCTTGCTGACTTAGTTGATCTTGTGGTCAGCCTTAAAAATGATGTTGAAGAATTGCAGAAATGGCGCAAATCGCAAGTTGCAACGGAAGAGCAGTGGGTCGAAGATTTGCGCTTAAAAATTAAACGAGCACATGGACGTGGTTGGGTTATTAGAGCAATGGCAAAAACAAAACTTAATCCAGACGGCAGGTGTCAGTTGACTAGAATTGCGGAAAATAGAAAACGAACGTCCGTCATACTGCCTTTAAGTTGGATAGAAAGTGAATCTAAAGCCATCTTTGAAATTGTTGATTATATTTGCACAATGCACAAGCAGAAAGGATTATCATTGCAAGACGCACTTAAGAGTTATTGGTGACCGAACAGCGCATCCAACAGGAGATCCGGCTGGCCATCAGCCACGGCGATACCAAAGTCTTCCGCAACAACACCGGCACACTGCGCGACCAGCATGGCCGCCCGGTACAGTTTGGTCTATGCAAGGGCAGCGCTGACCTGATCGGCTGGCGGACGGTCACGGTGACGCCTGAGATGGTCGGCACTCAGGTGGCCGTGTTCCTCAGCATCGAGGTGAAGACGCCAACCGGCAGGCTCAGGCCCGAGCAGCAGCAGTGGATGGATGCGGTGCAGGCTGCCGGCGGCATTGCCGGTGTGGCGCGGTCTGTGGAGGACGCGTTACGCATTGTGACTGAGCACGCTTGACCACGGCGGCTCATGGTGTAGGATGTGGGGGTCCACAGATCCCACCCATGACAACCACACTGACCCTGATCCTCGTCCTGCTGCTGCTGCCGTTGCTGGTGCTGCTGTGGGCGACGGAATCAACCGAGCAACGCGCTAAGCGGCTGCGTAGCTACGGCTGGTCGCAGCGGCGCATTGCCGAACATCTCGGCATCACCCGCTATCGCGTCCGCGTAGCACTGGCATGAGAAAACAGGGCGGCCCATCACCGCCCTTCGATCCTCACAACACCATTCTACTTATGACATCTGACGACTTCTGGACCTTCCAGACCGCCAAGCAGCATGGCGGCGGGTTCATCTCCCGCCTTGCCGATGCAGGGCTGGTCGCTGATCCAAGCAACCGGCACACGCTGTTCGAGGCATTCCCGCAACTACTGCACTGCTTCGGACCCCAAACCCTGATCCACCGCCAACTGAGGCAGAAATGACAACAACTTACTTTCAAGACGAATGCTGTTGCACTTGTCGCTTCTGGCAAGGAAACCGAGAGGTTGAGAGCGATGAAGGTTATTGCCAGCGATACGCTCCGAGACCTATTACTTGGCAGCCTTCTGACGACCATCCTTGTGGTCGTGATCCGATTGTTCTATGGCCAAGAGTTGCATCTTGCGAGGAATGCGGTGAATGGGAGGCAATTAAGTGACCATCATTAACGAGCAGTACCACTCCGATCCAGCCGTCAGCGCCAGCCACCTGAAGGCGGTAATGCAATCGCCTTACCACTATTGGAGCCGTTACGTTGACCCGAACCGCAGCCCGGTTGAACCGACTGCTGCGATGAAGCTGGGCAGCCTGGCCCATTGCGCCATCCTCGAACCCGACGAGCTGCTGAACCGCTACGGCATCTGCGCGCCGCGCAACACCAAAGCCGGCAAGGAGCAGGCTGCGGCTATGGAAGCCGAAGGCATCGAGGTGGTCACCAGTAGCGACATGGCACTGGCCATGGGCATGAGCGCTGCAGTGCAGGCGCACCCTGCAGCAGCAGCACTGCTGAAGCAAGGCAAGGCCGAGCAGTCCTTCTGGTGGGATGACCTGCCAACCGGGATGCGATGCAAGTGCCGTCCTGACTGGTACTACGGCAGCACTGTGGTGGACATCAAGACCACCACCGACGCCAGCCCGCAGGCATTTGCCCGCAGCGTGGCCACGTTCGGTTACCACGTCCAGGCTGCGCACTACCTCGCTGGCCTGCATGGTACCGAGCGGTTTGTGTTCGTCGCAGTCGAGAAGACTTACCCGCACGCCGTCGCGGTGTACGAGCTGGACTCTGAAGCCCTTGCATTAGGGCGGACCATGCGGGACAATGGCATGGACGTGATCGCCGGATGCCATGCCGCAGGCGTGTGGCCCGGCTACGGCGACACGGTCATCCAGACCATCAGCCTGCCTAAGTGGGCGACAAATCCCATTCAAACTGAAACCTTCTGATGTCAACAGCAATCACCACCTGGACCCCTGACCAGGTGCAATTGATCAGCAGCACCATTGCTCCGGGCTGCACCAATGACGAGCTGCGCCTGTTTGCGTATGCCTGCCAGCGCACTGGGCTGGATCCGTTTAGCAAGCAGATCTACGCCATCAAGCGTGGCGGCAAGCTGACCATCCAAGCCGGCATTGACGGCCTCCGTGCCATTGCCGAGCGCACCGGGCAACTGGATGGCAGCGAGACCTACTGGTGCGGCGAGGAAGGCGACTGGCGTGATGTGTGGCTGTCATCCAAGCCACCTGCCGCGGCCAAGACGATCGTGCACCGGAAGGGCAGCAACCATGCCTTTGTTGGTGTCGCCCGGTTTGCGGACTACAACGCTGGCCAGGGGCTGTGGTCCAAGATGCCTGCCGCGATGATCGCCAAGTGCTCCGAAGCGCTGGCACTGCGTAAGGCATTTCCTGCCGACATGTCCGGCGTCTACACCACCGACGAGATGCAGCAAGCTGACGCTGAGCCGGTCACCGTTACCACCGAGAGCGCTCCTGCATTGCCCGCGCGTAAAGACACCAGTAAGTTCTTCACTGCCGGCGCTGCTGCCATCGCCAAGGCCAAGAGCCTGCAGGACCTTGAGGACCTGCAACCACGCATGGCAAAACGGCTGGAAGATGGCGATCTGACGCAAGAGCAGCATGACAAGCTGCTGCAGCAGATGCTTGAGAAGGAGGCTGATCTTGTATCTGACGACTGAACAACTAGCAGCGCGTTGGGGTCTGAAGCCAAGCAGCATCAAATCCCAACGGCTGAGGGGCCAGGGACCGGCCTATTACACGGTCCCACGGTTTGGCTTGCCGTTAGGCGAGTCGCGGGTCAGGTATCCCATAGCGGATGTCCTGGCCTTTGAAGAGTCCAATTCCATTACCCCTGTCAACCCATGAGCCTTTATGCTTCCGGCGTCGTTCGTATTATTAGCGAACCGCAGATCAAGTTTTTTGATTCTGGTACTTGTGTTTGCAACTTCGGTGGTGGCATCAGTGAAGGCAAAGATAAGGACGGCAATTACATCAACAACGCCATCGACGTAGAAGTCTGGGGCAAAGGTGGTCAGATGATCGCCGACAACTGCAAGAAAGGCGACAGCATCATGGTGACCGGTGCCATCCGCCGCCAAGACTGGAACGACAAGGACACCGGCACCAAGCGCAGCAAGCATGTGCTGAATGTGCAGCGGTTCGAGTACCTGCCGCGTGCCAAGTCAGAAGAGGCTGCGTTCTGATGACTGACATCAAGCAGGACAACGAGCGCCAAGAGCTGCTTGAGCGCTTATACCACGAGGACGGCCGGGATAATCCCGACCATCCAATGCACTCACTCTACACGGGGCTTTATGAACAGCACATCAATCAAAGCAGCCTTTGACGCATGGTGGCGTGACAGCTATGGGGTGCCTCCGGGCACCCATGCCGTCATGACCCACGTTGCCTTTGCTGAGCACATCCTCAAGCTGGTCGAGCTGATGGAGGAGGAGACCGACCGTGACTGACCTCTCCTCCGCTGCTCAAGCAGTGATCACTGCCAGCAACTGCGCTGGATCCCGGATCGTGCAATTACACATCGCCGCCGCCTTGCGAGCTGCTGCGGATCAGGTATTAGCCGCCCAATGGGAAGGGCGAATAGAACCCGATGCAGCGCACAGTCTCGGTATCAACTGGACCCGTGACGCGTTGCACGCCATCGCCGCCGAGCTGGAGGGCCAGTGATCCGCCTTGCATTGCTGCTGTTGCTCCAAGTGCCCGCCATGGCGCAGCCCAGCAGATCCGTTACCGCCACGGTCTACGACGGCTGGTTCCATGGCCGCGTCACCTATTGCGGCCAGACGTACCAGCACTGGGGCGTCAGCGCCGCGCACCCATGGCTGAGCTGCGGCACCCGTGTTCGCGTCAGCCATCAAGGCCGCACGCTGGTGGTGCCGGTGACCGATCGCTGCGACTGCAGCAGCATCGACCTCAGTGCTGGCGCTGCGCACCGCTTAGGCGTGCCGCTTGACGGCATCGCAACCGTTCGCATCTCACACCAATGAACGACCCAGTCAACCACCCATCGCATTACACGCAAGGTGGCATCGAGTGCATCGAAGCCATCCAAGCAGCACTGACGCCAGAAGAGTTCAAAGGCTACTGCAAAGGCAATGTGTTCAAATATGTCTGGCGTGAGCAACACAAAGGCGGCAATGAGTCACTGCGCAAAGCCAACTGGTACATGCAATGGCTGGTCAAATAAACAAAGGCCGCAACTTTACGGTCAACATCCGCATGAGCCGTGAGGAGATCGAAGCGGCTCGCAAGCTAGGCGACGGCAACATTAGCATGGGCTTCCGTCATGCCATCCGGTATGCCTGCTGGAAGAACATGCGCCCGATTAAGCTCAGCACCATGCTGCGCAGTGCAGCCGTCATGGCGCAGGATCTAGAAGATGCCCGCGATTCAAGTTCAATGCCCTAGCTGCACCTCTAGGCAGACCTATATCGTCATGACCAATCAACTTGACGATGGCACTATCGTTAGGCGTCGCCACTGCAGGGCCTGCGATCATCGGTGGTACACGCAGCAACCAGCCGAAGTGCAGGTGCCGCGCTGCCTATTGCAGTGGTCCAATAAAAAGTACATCATCGCTATCCGCAACAATGATCCTTTGTGACACCGAGATCCACGACCTGATCCAGCAGGGCATGGTGCAGCATCACCAGCCAGAACTGATCAACCCTGCCAGCTTGGACCTGCGGCTTGGCAATCTGATCATGCTGGAGTCGGTGGAGTCGCACCAGATGATTCCGCTGTCGATCAAGGACTACACCGCCGAGCATCCGTACCAATTGGTGCCAGGGCAGTTCATCCTTGCGCAGACCATCGAGACCTTTGTCATGCCGGAGGATGTCGCCGGGTTGTTCTTCCTGAAGTCAAGCCGCGCACGCGAGGGCTATGAAAACCTGCACGCCGGTTATGCCGATCCGGGTTGGCATGGCAGCGCGCTAACACTGGAGCTGAAGAACGCCCGGCAGTTGCAACCGCTGCCGATCTATCCAGGGCTGAAGATCGGGCAAATGGTATTCTTCCGCATGAGCCAACGCCCGGCACTGAGCTACGCGCTGACTGGCAGCTACAACAACGACCAACTAGTGTCAGCCTCCAAGCAGTTCAGCAGCCGCAGCCAGATGCCACGGTTCAACGCTGCATGATCGCATCGCTTCAGCGATCAACCACTTGATCTGTGATCGCTGGCTGGCCTCTTGCTCAGCCAGCAGCAACGCATACTCCAGCAGTGCGTTGTAGTCCTTTGCTGCATGTAGCTCACGCAACATTTGGGCATTGGCTGCGCCGTGAAATTGTGCTTCCATTGTGTGAACTAACGGATTCATCATGTCTGACAGCATCAAGGACTATCTCAACAGTATCGCCAAGTATCCACTGTTGACACCGCAGCAAGAGATACAACTCGGCAGGCGTGTGCAACGGCTGCGTGAGCTGCAATCACTGGATCGCCCGCTGACCAATGCCGAACAGCGTGAGAAGCGCAGCGGCGAACGCGCCCGCCAGCGGTTCATCCAGTGCAACTTGCAACTGGTCGTACATGTCGCCCGCAGGTACGACAAGCGCAACAACAAAACCATGGAGCTACTCGACCTGATCCAGGAAGGCAACATCGGCCTGGCGCGTGCTGTTGAGCTGTTCGACCCAAGCCGCGGCTACAAGTTCTCAACCTACGCCTATTGGTGGATCCGCCAAGGCATCACGCGTGCATTGATCAGCAGCGATGCCATCATCCGGCTGCCGATCGGTGTACACGAGACGATGTACAAGATCAACCGCACGATCCAAGATCTGAGCCATCAGCTCGGTTACCAGCCGAGCATCACCAGAGTGGCAGAAGAGATCGACATGGACCCCGGCGAGCTATCCAATTTGCTCCGGCAGACCTACACCGTTACCAGCATCGACCAGCAAATCAACAACTCAGAAGGCCACAGCATTGTCGACACCATTGCCGACCCAAATGTAGTTGACAATGACATCAGCCAAGATGTGCAGATCATGCTGCGTTACGTTGACCAGTACCTAGACGACAGAACCAAGGCAGTCATTGAAGCGCGGTCGTGTTATCCAGCCGTCACATGGACGCAGCTTGAACGCGAGTATGGCATCTCGAAGACTGCCCTATACGACATCTATAAGCGCGGCGTCGGTCGCATCCGTATGCTGATGAGCAACCCCCTGGCGGACACGCCCCTTGGAACCAACGATCAAGCGTCACGGTGACATGTGGCGCGTCTGTATCAACGGCATGTGCCGTGATCATGCGCAAGACTGGCAGGCGCTTATCTTCTATCATCAGATGTTGAATCAATCAACCAATCCTGAATCTTTAATACGCGATCAACAGTCCATGAGTCCTGACGGCTGAACCACTCGCGCCATTCCTCGCTGCCTTTCCTGCGATTGCAATTGCGGCACGCTGGCACTAGGTTGGTTGTAACTGTAGCGCCGCCCTTGTGGCGTGGCTTGACATGGTCCAAGGTGTCGGCTAGCGCGCTGCAGTATGCGCACTGATGACCCCATGCCTCAAAGATCTGCTGCCTGAATTGATGCTTTGCACTGCGCTTAGAAACGAGATTCGAGCCATCAATCGAGTGATCCACGCAATTCGGGGATTGGTAGCACCTGAAGACTTAACCCCAGGATGTGATCGTTGGACGGCGCTAACTCAGTGAGTCGCGCTGCAAAGTCGTCCGATACCTCTCCCGGATCATCGTTGTCACTCTCAACGACAATGGTGTACTCGATCTCTAGGACGTACTGCTTCATACGGTTGGCCGGCAGGTGATGTCAACGCCACCGCGTTTGCGTGGCTTCAGCGTAAGCCAGATCCCACCCAGTGACTTAGGCATAACGATGCGCTCAATGGCCCAGCCGCCAGTGCCGCCAAACTCTTGCTTGTAGGTGCCGGTTTGCAGGTGCCAACGCTGCTCAATCCATGCCTTGCCGTTGTCAGCAATCCTGTAGCACGGATGCGCGACAATGCTGCGCTCATGATTATGGCCATTGACAATCACATCCGCATCCGGTGCGATGCTTGCATACCGGCCTCCACCCATGGTGCCTTTGGTGATGATGCCGCCCCATGCGCCGTGATGGAAGAACAACGTACACCGCCTGACGGCTTCATTCTCGCCACGATAGAACACAAACCGCACAAACCCTTGGTAACCCATGTGCTCAGTGACGGCACCATCATTGCGCATGAGTCGGACCACGTTCTCTAGCGGGTCGATCTCTTGGTTATTGAGCACGGCGGTTTCGTGGTTGCCGTCACCCATCATCAGGATCATGTCGCCGTATGGCTTCAGCAGATCTGCTGATTCACGAAACACCAAGTCAAAGTAGTTGCCGCCTAGGTGCTCTGGCCTGATGTCACCCTTACTGCCGCGGCGGTCTTTCTTGCCTTGCATCAGGCACAGCACATCACCAAAAAACAACGCATGACCGTTAGCATCACGGCATTCAGCTAAGTGCTGCAGTAGCAGTTTGCGGTTGCATTTTGGATTGTCAAGGTGTATATCTGACGCGAGCAGGAATGTTGATTCTTCTTTGTGGCTGCTGTACGGTATCCGTATCTCTATCAATTCTGGCGATAGCCGTTTTGCGCTGATCGCCATGCCGTGTGTAGCGGCTTACACCAGCAGTCTAATAGTCCCAGCGCACGCGAGGCCGGCCTTTGCGGACGCCAAGGTGCACGAACCCTTTAGGTGCGCCGTATCCAATGCTGTATGGCCAATTCTTGTCGCACCATGCCTGGACTGCGTTGATGTCGGCGCCTTGGATGCAGAAGTCAACTGCACCGACGCTTGGCGCGTCGTATAGGTGCTCACTGCTGCTGGCACCACCAACCGAGCGGTTGATCGCTGTTGGTCTGTAGCCGCTGGTGATCACTACTGGCTTGCCGCCGAACGCACCACGCACCCGCTCAAGGAACGCCGCCAGCTCGGCAGCGGTGTCCACTTGGTACTGGTGGTCAAAACGCCGCGCATCCTGCCCGAGTGCAAACTCGCCCAGGGTGATGTGTGGCGTGATCCGTGCCGTGAACGGGCTGCTCGGTGTCAGCTTGGCGGTTTGCTGCTCGACTCCCCACATCCGACCCTCAGCCTGGCGTCGGCGCAATAGACCGGCTTCGACATTGGTGCCAGGGTTGCGGTACAGCAGCAGCGCGTCGGGCACCGCTGCCCAGTCCTTGTCCTTCAGGCACTTGCTGATCGTCTCGAATCCGGTGGTGCCGTAGAAGCCGCTGCCCAAGTTGTAAGCAAAGCTGATCAGCGCAGACTGCTTGTCGCCAGACAAGGCATTCCAGAACGGCACGGTCGCCCGCAGCTTCTCGGCGACGCGATCGATCTCAAGGTCCAGCAGCTTGCCGGCGTCGATGACGGTGATCTTGTCGCCGCGCTGCACCTTGCGGCCGTCGCTGTATCTGGTGGTGCCATAGCCAATGGTCCATGGCTCACCACCGCTGAGCGGATCGGGGTAGGCCGACAGGTGACAACCCTCGAACTCTTTGATCAGCTTGACGGCTGCGTCATAATTGTGCACCTTGCCGCCTTGGCTCCATGTCTGGAACCACGGCTGATCCCTATTAAACAAATCAGGCGCAACCTTTAACAGCTCAGCTTCCAATTCAACGATCGCCGCCTGTTGATGAGGCAGCGCCTTCCAGTACCGGAACAGGTCGCTGGGTTTGATCGGTGCTTTAGCCACGCTTGGGAAACATCAACTTGAGGGCCTGCAGCAAAAGCTGAATCCAGCTATTGGACTTGAGTGGCGTCAGCGCGATGATCTCGCTGCCAGCAGCAAGGACAATGGCGACAACAGCAACAGTCTGGGCGTCCATGGTCAGCGGTGTGGTCGTGCCTCAAGCGTAGCGACGCGCTGCTCGACGCCATTGAGCCGTTTGAACGTCTCCTGGCGGTCGGTGCGGATGTCGGTGTGCATGACCTCAAGCTGCGTGGCGATGTGCTCCACTGCAGCGGTGAGCCTGATCACTGCCTCACGGGCTTCATCGTTGCGACGGCTGAACCCCATGGCGCCCATAGCCGCCACGCTGATGGATGCACCCGCAACAGCAGCGATCAGCTCGATCATGCCACTAGTCTAAGCAGCCCAAGGTAAGCCGCTGGCTTTGCTGGGATGGCGCTGCTCGTCGAGTTGGCTTTGCAGTGCTGCCTCGATCTGCTCAACGTCGAGTCGTTCCTTGACCCAGCCGATGACGATCTCTTCGGTGAGGTCAGCAAAGGGGATCATGTCCTCCTCGGGACGCTCGAAGCCGATCGAGCCATGGGCGCCGGCTTTGTAGGTGCCGTCGTTGGTGTCGACGGTGTAATGAGCCGTAAAGACGTAGCCGTCTGCGGTCTCGCGCTCCAGTTGAGCGATGTGCCAGGTGAAAACGGTGGTGGTCATGGTTAGTGGGTGACTGTGTAAGTGTAATGCGGGTGCCTACGCCGCCTCAAGGGCTGCAACTTTGGCTTCGAGGGTTTCGATGCGCT